ATGGAATAAATTAGGTGCTAATACAAGATATTTTGTGGTAACTGGCGGGCGTGGTTCAGGAAAATCTTTTGAACTTGCACGCTTTTTAAATTTTTTATCGTTTGAGCAAGGTCATAAAATACTATTTACGCGCCAAACAATGACAAGCGCGCACCTTTCAATTATACCCGAATTTCAGGAAAAGATTGACTTAATGAATCTAAATGATTTCTTTGAGGTTAATAAGTCCGAAATTAAAAATAAGCAATCAGGAAGCGAGATAATTTTCAGAGGGATAAAGACATCGTCAGGCGACCAAACCGCCAACCTAAAATCATTGCAGGGAGTTACAACGTGGGTACTCGATGAAGCGGAGGAACTCACAGACGAAGCAACTTTTGATAAGATTAATTTATCTATTCGACAAAAGGGCAAACAGAATCGAGTTATACTAATACTGAATCCATCCACAAAAGAACATTGGATTTACAAAAGGTTTTTTGAGGACAAAGGAATTTCGGAAGGATTTAACGGAATTAAAGACGATGTAACTTATATTCACACGACCTACTTAGATAACATTAAACACCTTGACCAATCTTTTATCGATGAGATTGAAAAGATAAAAGAAACTAATCCAAAGAAGTACAAACATCAAATTTTAGGCGGTTGGCTAGATAAAGCCGAGGGAGTTGTATTTACCAATTGGCGTGTTGACCATTTCATTGAGCAGAATCTCACAGCATACGGTCAGGATTTCGGATTTAGTGTTGACCCTACAACTCTCGTTAAAGTTTCAATAGACAAAGCAAACAAACGAATTTACGCGCAAGAGTTACTTTACAAGCCAAAGTTAAACACGAGCGAAATCTACACGGAAAATGTAAGGTATTGCGGCCAACGTGGGTTAATTGTTGCCGATAGTGCAGAGCCGCGCTTAATAGAGGAACTTCGCAGTAGAGGGTTAAACATTCGCGGAATAGACAAACCAAAGATAGTTGATAGGATTGCACTCGTACAAGACTATGAATTGATAATATCGCCTGACAGTATCAATATCATTAAAGAATTAAATAACTACGTTTGGCACGATAAAAAATCACAAACACCTATTGACGATTATAACCACGCGCTTGACGGACTAGGTTATGCGGTATGGGATTTAATCGGGCGACCTAATCAGGGAAAATATTACGTCTATTAACCTACAACAAAACACTACTTTTTACGGTAATAGGGTATGAAACAACAAGTAAACATACCATCGTCGCTAGATGAAATCACCGTTGACCAATATCAGAAGTTTGTTAAACTCATAACAGATAATCCCGATAGTACATTTACACGTCAAAAGACTGTAGCTATTCTTTGTCGTTTAGATATGGAGTTTGTGCGTACTATCAAAATGCACAGCATCGACGATATTTATACGGACTTACTTAAAATGTTCGATAGCAAACCGCCATTAATTGACCGCTTTAAAATCAACGGTAAAGAGTTCGGCTTTATTCCAAACCTCGACGATATGACCGCTGGAGAGTTTGCGGACTTAGATGATTATTTCCAAAACGCTGAAACGTGGCATAAGATGTTGGCGGTATTATATCGACCCGTTACAAAGAAGTTAGCCAACGCATACGACATTGAGCCATACAAAGGAACGGAACAATTTGCGGAAGTAATGAAAGACACGCCGGTATCAATTGCCATCGGTGCGCAGGTTTTTTTTTACAATTTAGGCAGGGAATTATTGAGCGTTACGATGGACTCTTTACAACAACTACCACAGCAACAGAAGGAGATTATAGCAGAGAAGCTCAATTTGGTAAGAAATGGGGATGGTATCACAGCTTTTACGCAATTGCAAGGGGCAACGCTTTTGAGATTAACCGAGCAACCGAATTGAAGTTACACGAAGCGTTAATATGGCTAACGTACGAAAAGGAAAAGAACGAGATAGAAATCGCACAAATAAAGAAAAATGGTACACGAGGTAATTGATAGATTAAAGCAGGAGTTTTTAAACGAACCGTTTTGTAACACCGCAACCGATGGCGATATATTCGACGTGGATTTGAATAAGATAACGATATTTCCGTTAACTCACGTTATGTGTACGGGGTTTCAAGATTTAGGCAGTACTGTATCTTTTTCTTTTTCTGTATTATGTATGGATATAATCGATGAAACTAAAAAAAACGAAAGCAATAAAAACAGCATTTGGAACGCACAAAGCGCGCTAATACTTCGCGTTATGTCGAGTATTCGACGTGGTAAATTACGCAGTGAGAATTGGCAATTACAAGACGTGCAGACCGCTGTATTTTTTACAGAACGATTTGAAAACAATTTAGCAGGAGTTGAGCAGTCATTTACGGTACTTGTTCCAAACACGATGACAATATGTTAAGCGACAATGTAAGCATAGCTTTAAATCGATTTGCAAAGCACGTGGTAACACAATCACGCGCCAACCTTACGAGAGGTAACAAAAATGTAAATCGTGCCTTATACGAAAGCATTACAGCAGACTTGTTTGTCGGTAAAAATAGTTTCGGGTTGTCTTTTGAAATGGAAGATTACGGACAGTTTCAAGATTTAGGGGTTAAGGGTGCTAATCCACAACTAGTGAAAGGAGGTCAACAAAAAGCACCCAACTCCCCTTTCTCGTTTAAAGACAAAAGACCGCCATCACAATTTATTGCAGCGTGGGCAAAAGCGCGTAACATAAGATTAAGAGATGAGAAGGGCAGATTTAAAAAGGGAAACTATGATACAATCGGGATAATATTAGCTAATCGAATCTTTGCGCAAGGAATCAAACCGAGTTTATTTTTTACGCGACCTTTTGAAGCGGCTTTTGCTAATCTACCTGACGAATTAATAGAAGCGTTTGAACTTGATTTGGAATCACTACTAACACAGACAACAAAATGAAAGTAATATTTGTAAGAAGTCCTTATAAAATTGTAGTAAATGAAACAGACCAATTACTGACTAAGGTCGAGTTATACATTTACGCAGGTGGTGACACCGAACCCGCGACACCGACAATAACGCTAGAGAAGCAAATACCTGACACGATTAATCGCTCTTGCTCGTTTGATATTGCACCGTATATTAAAGACTATATTGAAGCGATAAGCACGGGCGCAATCGTAGCGGGAAGCGATAGTTTTGATTTATGGCGTAAGGTGCGCGTAGTATCGAGTTATAAGGATGATTTAGAGGGCGAATGGATTGAAGCGAACGATGAGGATTTAGTAGCGGTTAACGGGTTTACTTCGTTTATGGGTGGATGGAATCAATCAATTACAACCGATTTACTTTACTTGACTAATGCCGATGTAAGAATCAAAAGAAAAGACAATAATCAATACTTTAACGTTTTGGTTGACTTTGATAAGACAAGCGGTTTTGATGTTATTGCACGCTATCGAGAACTTGATAACACAACGGTTGAGGATGTTGTAATATTAGAGGAGGGTGTAGATGATAGCAATGTTTATTTATTAAAAATACCATACCGAACAGCAGACCCCGATTTGGCAGCAGGAAACAGCGTGCAAGTTAGATATGATACGGGAGAGGGTGTACAGCAAAAACCTCTAGTATATTTTATCAATGAAGACGAATGTAAATATACGCCCGTTGTTTGCACGTTTATTAATCGTTTTGGCGGGTGGCAGTATTTAACATTCTTTAAAGCAAGAATTGACAACTACGATGTACAAAGCAAGGATTACAAGCTATTGCCCGATGGTGATGATTATAATGAATTGCGCGGGCAAAAGAAATTATTTAACTTCGAGATGAGCCAAAAGGTTAAATTAAATACGGGTTGGGTTGAGGAAAACTATATTGAATTGCTTACTGATTTATTAGCAAGTGAAACAATATTGCTCGATAATGTGCCTGCTGTTATAGCAAATAAATCTATCCAAAAGAAAACCGCAGTAATTGATAAATTAATCAACTACGAAATGGATTTTGAATATTCTTTTAACCTGATAAACGACGTTAATTAATGGCTTTTGCATTATACATTTATATTGACAATGAGGATGGCGTACCCGTTTCGCATAGGTTAGAATTGTTTGCTGATGAAAGCGTTTCAGTAGTTTCATCGGTTCAGAATTTTCGCGACTTAGGCAAGGTATTCACGGACTATACAAAGTCGTTTACAATACCCGCAAGTACTCACAATAATAAAATACTCAAACATTGGTACAATAGCGAAGTAGGCGCAACTTCAATCGATAACCCGTTAAGCGTTGATGGTGCGTTTGACCATCGTATTAGCTACTATGCACGAATCGAAATAGATACTATTCCTTTTCGTTACGGTAAGTTATTATTGAAAGGCAGCAAAAAAACCAATAACAAAATTGAGAGTTATACAGTTGAGTTTGTCGGCAACCTAGTACAGTTAAAGGAGCGGTTCAAAGATGATAAACTGAAAGATTTAGCATTTATTGTTGATGGGGTGCGAACTTCATACTTTGACGAATTAAATCATTTGTACAATCTTTCACAAGTTCAGGATAGAGTAACCGACCCGAATTATGATATATTGTACCCTATTATCGGAGCAAATCGAAAGTTCTTTTTAAACAGCGGCACAGCAGTACAAGATATATCAAACAATAGCGGTAAATTATTGTTTAATGAAATATTCCCTGCTGTAAAAGTAACAAAGATATTAGAGTATATTCAGGGAATGTATGGCGTAACGTTTGAAGGTGCTTTTATTGAAAGTCTGACATTTAGCAAACTTTATCTTTATTTAAAGAATCAAGATGAATTTGTATTAAAGCCACAACAGTTAAAAGTTAACTTTACTTCTAAAGATGCAGATACTAGAATAGAAGAAACTTTTGGAGGCGATTTTATTGATACTGCAACTGGTTTTGGCTTTGATGATTTAAATCTTACTACTGATGTATTAACTTTAACTAATTTTTATATTAATGATTTTTATGACCCTCCAGTATGGTATCCACCACCAGCAGGACAAGGTAATAAAAGTTTAATTACACAATTGTTTTTTAAAGTTATTCCTACAACTTCAACTCCGTATAATATTTATGTTTATAGAGATGGAATATTATTTTTAAGTAGATTAAATGTTTTTGGAACTATAACCACTCTTGTATTAAGTCAAAATACTACTCTTGGATTGCCTATTTATGAATATACTTTTTTTGTTAGTTCAGGCGTTGGTATAACATTTACAACAGAAGTAGAAAAAAGAACTTGGTTAAAAGTTAGTTATCAAGGACAGCAACATTCCGAAACGCAAGTATTAACCGCTACAAGTTCATCACAAACGACAACGTCAAACATAGACATTAAATCTTTTGTACCTGATATTAGCGTAGTTTCTTTTATGGAGGGATTGATTAAGATGTTTAACATTATGGTTATACCTACTTCTGAAACTTCATTTTACTTGCAGCCATTAACCGATTATTATTTAGACGGTGTAACCCATGATATAACAAAATATGTTATAACTGACAGCATGGAAATAAATACTCCACAATTATTTAAACGCATAGACTTCAAATATCAAAAATCCGAAAATATTATTAACGATGCGTATCGAGGTTTTTTTAATAAAGAGTTTGGAGATTTAAATTTTGAAAATGTTAATAGCGCGTTTGCTGAAAATTACACTGTTGAATTGCCTTTTGAAAATTTTATGTTTGAAAGGGAAACAGACACTAATTTTATGACTGCAACTATTTTTAATAAAGACAGTCAACCATACGTGCCTAAACCTAGTTTAATCTATTGTGACGGTTTGCAGTCTGTATCACCATCGATAAAAATTTCAAACGGTTCTACAACCAACGACATAAGCAATTATGTAAGATTTTCAAATGAATTGCCTCTTGCCGCGACAGATTTAAATTATGTTCAGTCTTTAAATTGGGGAGCAGAGATTAGCGCATGGTTTAGCAATATAAACTTTTCAGGATTGTATGACAAGTTTTATTCACCGTATATAGAAAATCTATTTAATCAACGGACAAGAATTGTAAAATTAAAAACAATTCTTCCTACTTATTTGCTTTGTTCTATCAAATTAAAGGACAAGATTATAGTTTCAAACAAGCGTTATTTAATTAACACTATGACACCTGAACTGACAAGTAATGAAACTTCATTTGAGTTAATTGTGGACAATAGTCCAGCATTGCAAACGGGCAGCGAAATATTAAGATTATCAAACATTGATAGCGTTATAATTGACAATACAGCGCAAAGAATAGAGTTACAAATATTTTTAAAAGATAATGACTTATGGCGTGGTAAAAATGCGGTCGGGTTCTTAGTTGGTAGTTATAAGTTTGGCGTAAATACTTACAAAGATGGGTTATTGATAGTTGACGTTCCTGCAAATGGCACAGCGGCAAATCGCTCGGACTATGTTATTGTCGAATACTTTAAAGGCGCAGATAGTTTTGAGATTAAAATAAAAATCAATCAGTATGCTTAAACAGATATTAGAGTTACTAAGATACACCGAAGCAGACAAAGGCGAGTTAATCGCAATCGCAAAAGGTAAGAATCAATTTCCTAATAATTGGAAACAAATTAAACAACACGCAAAATGGCTATCACAAAAGTAGTTGACTTACAAGTCAAGAGCAATTTAGACGCGACCACCGCAGACGTTAAAGAATTAAATCAAGAGATGTCGAAAACCGCAACCGAAGCGGGTAAGGTATCTAAGGAAATGAATAAAGCAGGCGGCTCAAAAGAACTGTTTGAGGGTATTACTAACGTTATAGGCGAATTGCATCCAGCGTTAGGACGTGCCGAAAGCGGATTTAAAACGGTACTCGTTCAAATGTGGGCGTTAGTTGCTAATCCTATTGGTGCGGTTGTAGCTGCTTTGGTGTTAGGATTGACAGCGTTGTACAAGGCGTTTACTTCGACCGATGAAGGCGCGGATAAGTTGCAGCAAATCATGAGCGGGTTAGGCAATGTATTAACTATGGTTCGCGACAGATTTATGGCGTTTGCGGGTGCTATTGGTAAATTCTTTAGCGGTGATTTTAAAGGCGCAATTAAAGACGCGCGGTCGGCTATTTCGGGGTTTGGTGATGAAATGGTAAGCGAGTTTAAAAAAGGCGCGGAAGCAGCGCGGCTATTGCAAGAGGTTGAGGACAAAATGCGCGACCTCAAACTTGCGCGAGCAGAGTTAAATAAAAACCTAGCTGAATCTAAAGAATTACTTTCAGATGAAAACGCTACCTATGCGGAAAAGAAAAAAGCTATTCAAGAGATACGCGACGCAGAATCTAGTTACACAAAAGAAGCTATCGCCAACGCTAAAAACAGACTTCGTGCCGCGCAGTTAAACAGAGGTTTATCAGCAGACGAAAGAGCCGAACAAATCGCAGAGGCAAAGATTGAGTTATTAAATTTAGAGACAGAAAGCGCAACTATATTACGCTCAGCAAATAGACAGCAAAAGCAATTAAACGCGCAGTTTAACGCAGAGCAAAAGGCAAGGTTAGACGCTGAAAAAGAAAGAGCGAAAAAGTTAGCAGAAACAAGAAAGAAAGCGTTAGAAGATTTAAACGCGTTTCAAATTGCGGTAAATAATGCAGGATTTGAGCAGCGACAATTAGAGATTGAAAACGTACAAAGACAAGTAGATGAAATAGCGGCAATTGAAGAAAGAAGAACAGCAAATGAAGAAGATAACGCTAATCAAAGACAAAAAATAGCAGACGCGGAAGCAACAGCAAAACGAGCAGCGTTAGAGGGTTATGCGGGTGCGCTTTCTCAAATTAGTTCAGCGTTGGGAGAGGAAACAGCAGCGGGTAAAGCTTTGGCGGTTGCAAGTGCATTGATAAATACTTATGCATCTATTACGGGGCAGTTAGCAGCATTTTCAAAAGTTCCCGTTCCAGGATACGCAATTGCTCAAGCTATCGCAACTGGTGTTGTAGGATTTATGAATGTGAAAAAAATACTATCTGTAAAAGTTCCTGGCAAAGGTTCGGGCGGCGGTGGAAATTCGCCATCACCCGCAGGCGGTGGAACGGGTGGAGGTGCGCCACAGTTTAACGTTGTAGGTAATAGCGGAGTTAATCAGTTGGCTAGTGCGTTAGGAAACAGAGAGCAAACACCCGTTAAAGCGTATGTAGTACCGAGCGACGTTACTAGCGGTCAATCGTTGGACCGAAATACAATAAGAAATGCGAGTATAGGGTAGTTTAAAGTTTAAACTAGTTTAATAAACCTATGGTACTGACATTGGTACTCGTACCAGTACCGTACCAAAGTAGTACCAAAGTAGTATAAAAGTAGTATAAAAGTAGTATAAAAGTAAAAACCCTCACTAAATAGCGAGGGTTTTTTGTTCAAATAGTACACACAGGCAATGTGTAAAACCTCAACAAATATAAAATAAAAATACAACAAAACAAATTTTTTAACGGTAATTGTGTATATGAGTGCAAAGATGGAAATCATAGAGTTAGTAATTCAAAACGATGGCGATGGAATCGAAGCGATTTCGGTTGTAGATAAACCCGCGATTGAATCGGATTTTATTGCGCTTTCAAAGCACCTAGAAATAGAGTTGAAAGAGGTAGATGCAGAGAAACGTATTTTGATGGGCGCGGCTTTAATTCCGAACAAACATATTTACAGAAAAGACAAGGATAAAGAGTTTTATATTTTCTTTTCAGAGCAGACAGTACGACAAGCATCGGAGTTGTTTTTTATCAACGGTAACCAATCAAACGCGACTATTCAACACGCAAAAGACGTAAACGGAATGACAGCGGTAGAGAGTTGGATTGTTGAAGATACGGAAAAAGACAAATCTAAATTATACGGTTTTGATGTACCCGTAGGCACTTGGATGTTATCAATGAAAGTCAATAACGACAAAGTTTGGGATGAAGTAAAAAAAGGTAATGTAAAAGGGTTTTCTATCGAGGGAAATTTTGCTGACAAATTACAAATGAGTAAAGAGAAATCAATCATCGACCAAATTATAGAAATTCTAAAAAATGAGCAATAAAACATCAAGTCCGAAAGGAGGTAAACGCGGTTGTCTTTGTGATGATGGCACAACCTATTCAAAAGACTGCTGCAAAGGCGAATTAATCAATCAAGGTATTGGTAGTTTAATTGAGGGTAACACCACCACGATTGTAGAAACGCCAAACGGTAGAGTAATAACAAGTAATAATAATTAACTATGGATTTCAAAAACAAATTGAATCAAATCAAAGCGTTGCTATCTATGGAAGTCAAGTTGGAACAGAT